GCACTCGATTTGCATCATATATTTTAATTAAAGAAAAAAAGAAATTATATGATGAAAAATAATCTTAACAATGAAGGCAGCGTAATGAAAAATTTAGACCCGTTAATAAATCATCAAAGAAAATTAGCTATTGCATATAGAAAAGAAGCTAGTTTCCAAAGATTTTTAAGAGCGGCAAAAGCTGCGGAAAGAATTAATAAACAATTAAAAAACTATAAGGTGTCAAATGGCCGTTAATATTAATGATAAACAAATTGCTGCTTTAGTTCGTTGCGCTGAAGCGGGTTTAAATCAAAAACAGACAGCAGAAGCCATATCTTTATCACAAACTACGGTACACCGTGCATCTGTTGAATATGGCATAAAATTTTACACATATAGATTGGAACGTGATGGAAAACGAAAGTCTATTGTCAATCGCCGCAAAGAGGCAGCACCGATTGTTGCAGTTGATGCTCGAAGACAGCCGCAAAAAAAGCAGATACAATCTATCAATGGATGTGGAAGCGGTCTTAGCACTTTGCAGTTTAATCGTAAAAGAATTAGACAAGAAAAAGCTTTAGAAAATTTAGAAAATGCTACAACAATTGAAGAAAAAAAAGAAATATCATATGGCTGGAATATTCTTGAACACGAAATAGAAATGGCACGTTTAGGAAAACGTCCAAATCTTCCAATGGATTTGCGCCAAGAAATAACGCATGACGCAAAAGAAGCCCAACAGCAAAAAATTAGAATTGCAGCCGAAAACAAACGAAAAATAATTCTAAGCTGTTTTTCTGAAAAAGAAAGATTAACAGCAGCAGACATTTCTCAAAAACTAAAAATAGATGGAATTGAATTCACTGTACAAACCATAAGCTCTTTTATGGATGGCATGGCAAAAATGGGGAGGCTTGATAGATACCGAAACGCTTTTACTAAAAAAGGTAAAAATTACTGGTATTATTTTTTACCACAATAAATAGTAACTAAATTTTTTAAAAATTTGTGTGGGTGGCAGCTTACGATGTTGGCACATTTGGTAGCGCGTAACCAATAAACAACCAGACCCCCAAGGTTTAGACTGTTGAGATTACACCACCCACACGAATTTTTTATACTGGCCTAGATGCCATAGCAAGAGCCGTATCAAGAGTTTCTTTATTTCTTCTAGTCCAGCCTTTGCCAAAAGTTTCAAAAGTTTTCAAACCTTCATAGAATTTTTGGCGAGTGAGGTATACAGACTCAATAATTCTGTCTGGGTCTAAATCAGCAACAGACTGCAAAGTCATAGGGCCAATGGCTCCATCTTGCGTGGCACCAACGGCTCGTTGAATAGCCTTGGCTGGTCTACCACTGCCAGAATTGACAGCCCAATCAAAAGCACACCAATCAACACCAGAAGGTAAATCGTCACCGCGCACCTTATCCCAATAATTTTTTTTGTAAATCGGGGCAACATCTTCAGGAGTTAGCGCCCTCATATCATCCTCAGTGCTTTCCGCACCAATCCATTCATCATAGACAGCCTTGGTTACTCCCAAGTTAGTCATTCCGCCCGGGTCTTTTGGATGATTTACAAAACCACCTTCGTGTTTGAGCAGCATACTTAAACATGCGTCAAAGTTCTGTTTCATTTGTTCGCTCCCATAAATTTAGATACACTGCGTTGCCCAAACCAAAATGCGATGATAGCAGAAAAGAGTGCTTGGGTTTCATTGTCAAACATTAGTGGAACTGCGTCTTTCCAGTTGCCGCCTTCCTCCATCGCTTTCAAAAGGATGACAGCTTTGACGGATAGGAATAAGCCAAAAAACAAGTAAGTGATAATTGGCCGTACAGATGCGGATAGTCCTGCGGCAAAGCCGCGAGTAGGGTTAGCAAATTCATACAAAGCCTTTGTTTCTGCAATCTCAGCTTGCTTGTCTAACTTTTGGATGTCGTGTGTGACGCCAAGGGCTGCGAGTTCACCCTGCATTTTAAGTTCTTCAAGACGGTTTTTGTGGTCTTGTTTCTTCTGGAAGAAGCCCAGCACTTGCGGAAGAAAAGAAGTTCCGAAACCAAGCGCACTTCCTAATAAAGCAATCATTACTTTTTACCTCCCATCTTAGAAAATCCAAAAAACGACCCCACGAGGGCGGATGCAGATATAAAATATACACCAGAAATGCTGGAAAGAGAGTTCATCGCTTGATCTAAACCCATAACAGCGCACAAGATTATCGCGAATGGAAACAGCAACATGCCACTTAGCGCGAACCAAGTCATTTTACGTTGGGCATCTCGCTGGGCATCCTCATCATCTAGCAAACGCCTCCTGTCCTCTAAGTCTATTGTTCTGTTTAGCGCGTCCCATTCTGACTTCTCTATGGCCCCGCTACCGTTGGCATCAACCTCTTTAAATTCAGTCATATAAATCTCCTAATCAGACAAAGGGTTGTCTAAAGCTCTTTGTAGTTTTGACATCAGACGTTCTTCTAATTCTTTCATGTCGGCGGCTTGGCTACTTCTAACACGTTCTTTCTGGTTTTCAAAACGAACTTCAGCCGCATCTATAAGTATACGAATGTCAGATACAGCTTCCTTAATTAGCCGTCTAACGTCTGCTTCGCTTTCTCGAATTGAAACATCCACACTATCTTCGATTAGTCTTACTAAATCGTCCATCCTGTCAACTTGTTGTTCAATGCGTAAAATATCGTCCGATAAGCCGTTTTTAATCGCCCGAGAATACTCCACACCTTCCTCAACCTTCTCAGAAACCCCCTGCATTCGGGCGTCCATAATATCCATTTGTTTTTGATACGCAGTAATATCAAGGCCAGCGACCTCTTCAATCTTCTGGTACAAAACAAAGCCGCCGTAGAGGCCACCGACAATAGTGCTGATGAAAGCTAAGATTGCGAAGACAGAGGCAAACGTAAATTTAAACCCTCCAGCCTTGATCTCACGATCAGCAAGCCCATCAATATTGTCAGCAACTTTAGTGAGATCAGTCATTAGTTCTCAAACTCCAGTTCGCCGTCACTGTTCTCACCTGTTTCTTGCAATCTTTTTAATTGTTCTAACTCGGCTCGAAGCATTTCAATTTCAAGCCGCCTGTGTCTTATTTCAAGTTGAAATAGATCATCGCAATTCACGCGGCTTCTAGGTTTATCCAGAGGAATAACGACACGCGCATACAGGCCAACATCTTTTCCTTGCCCCACTCCATTGGAGATATCTGTTATAACCCCGGTAACGCCCCACTCAAGTGTCATTCCACCTCCAACAGCGTTAGAGCAATCCAAATCACCAGCCCTGAACCTATCAGATTGATAATTCATTGGGGCGCTGGGCAGCTGCAATGCAAGAGAATTGCTCTCAGATCGTGCTTCCAGTACCCCAAGAAAAATAAAAAATGACACAAACCATAAAACTATATACCACCTCACGGCTTTGCTCCATCAACCCTCGAACATATCTTAGAAGAAATTACAGTTCTAACTCCAGATTTTTTAAGCACTTTTGAAGTGGTGCATAAATACACAGCACGGGCTACGTCATCCTTTCTTATGTAGACCGAAAAATCTTGCCGCTCTTCATGCTTTACTTTCATAACCCTGTATTTTGAAGCAAATGGAACACTGATCCACTTTTTATCAAACACGGATATCTGATAAAACTCCACATCATCTCTGTAGTTAAATAAGGACATATCCGCCTTCATCACATCTTTAACATAAGACGGCTTGAGATCGGGATAGGCAGGCGTCATTTCATGTGCCGCCAGAGCAGATGACAGACCAAACAACGTTAAGATTATTTTAATTAGCAATGCACTCTGCCTGCACTATAGCTGTGTAACTTCCCCCGGGAAATGCTTTTGATACACCATAAGTAGCGGTGCTAGCGGTCTTAAACCAAGTGCTTCCAGCAATCGTCAAATTAAAATTAGTCGTAGAGCCATACACAACTTTTGCGGCGTCATATGCTGCCATACCAGCCACTGAAGTTTGAGCCACTGAGCTTGCCCCCGTCCAAGCCACTG